CTACTGACACACGTTCTTCACGTAAAGCTGCAGCGACTTCAAGGCTGCTTGGTCGGCGATGATGCCGGCGCGGATATCGAAAACAGTCCGTCCAGAAGCTTCAGAGAGTTCGACGGTGCCTGCATCGCCCAGGCCGGGGGCGCTGGCGGCCTTGGGCACGTCGCCACCACTGGCACCACTTGAGCAGGTGCCGGCGATGCGCAGCCGGTGCTGAGCAGCAGTGACGTCAGCATGAAGCTGCTCATTATCAGCCTGCGAGCTGCCGTACAGCCTGCGCAGCAAATCGTTTTCAGAGAGAGCATCGGATTTTTCCTGTGTGGCTTTGGCGTCGAGGGCGGACACGGCTTGCTCGGCCACCTGTTGTTTTTCCACCGCCTGGCGCGCCTGCGCGGCACCGGCATTGGCGATTTTGGTGAGGTCAGCCTGGTAGGCGGCATCCTTGCTCGCGAGCTGCTTGCCGTATGCGTTGGCCTGCCATTCCCACGCCGCGGCCGCGCCAGCACCGGCCAGTGTCAGCGCGATCAGCAGATAGAGGATCAGCTTGATTTGTGTACTCATGCTGCCGCTACTCCCGCCGCGATTGCATCCGCCCCGCTGCTACCGGTGAACAGAGCAGCCTCGGCCGCCCGGCGCCGGGTTAAACCGCGCATGGGGGTGCCTGCCGCCTTGTTCCAGCGCGCGAACTGCACCGAGGCCCCGGCCATATCGCCGGCATTGACCAGGCGCAGCAGCGTGGACGACAGGAAGTTGCCAGCGCCCAGGTTGTAGACGAAGTCCACCAGGGCGTCGAACTGGCCCTGGGTCAGCGCCACGGTGACCGCGCTCGAGACGGTCTGCTCCCGCACAGCAAGATCAGTGACGAGCTGCGCCGCGGCCTGGTCCTGGGTCCAGGTCAGGCCCGGAACAACTTCGGGACCCGTATGGCCCCAGCCGATCGTCCACGGCGCGCCGCCGCTGGCAGGGTCGGGATATGCAGTCAGCGAACAGTTCTCGAAATACTTCAGCACCGCAATGCCGTTCGGGGATGTCTTCATGCTTTTCTCCAGGCACAAAAAAACCGCTCAATGGCGGCTGGGAGTGTTTGATGCTGATCAGGCCGGCGGCACTGGCCAGTCGATAGTTGTCGGGAACCCGGACTGCGAAGAAACACCGTTGACGGCTACTCGGTATTCCTTCCACAGCTTAAGGCTCGCCGTGTCATCAGTGGTCGCCGTTCCAAGATCGACAGCGTCCTGCAGAGGTGCGATGCGTAAGGCAGCTGTGGTCAACAGCGAATCACGCTGCGCATTCGCCGCGGCAATAACCTCGGCTGGGGTCGGCGCATTTGCTGCGGCTTGAGCTGCCCGCGCCGCTGCCAGACCCGCGTCGTCGAGTAGCTCAAGATCAGGGCTGATAATTGAGTCTTGAGAACCATCAGACTCATAGCCAAATATCTCGCCTGTTGCCTTATTGATATAATATTTCATTATAGTGACCTTAGCGAAGTTCAAACCAAGAGGATACGCCGCCGGTAGATAAACTAACAGAGTAAGTGCTCAAATTTGGAATAATTACAGATATACATCCTACCTGGCTGTAATTTACACCCCCAGAGTTACTTGTTGCCATATTTACACCACCAACTAACACGGAGAAAGATTGCGAATTACTACTGGTAACACTAACTGTTAACATTATCGGCCTACCAGTGCTGTTGGTGTAGGTGGTACCAGCTACTCGGCTAGCTCCTAGATTTTGCCAGGTCTGGCCTACCCCAAGGCCAGACATATCAACCGCATACCAACCGCTGGCGCCATTTGATACCAGAGTAACCCAGGCACCCTGTGGTACTGAGAAAGTGGTGTTTGTCGCTGGAAGATAAATGCTATCCGATCCAGCAGCAGTAACGCTCATCCCGCCAGCGCCATAACTCAAAAACTTGATGACTGTTTTGGCTGGCATTGTAGAGGACGCAGGCAGCGTGATTGTCAGCAACGAAGCCGAGTTTGCAATAATTACCGAACCAGCATGCGTTGCCGCAGTCAGCGTAGTATTTGCAGTGGGTGTAAAAATACCGCTGAACTGGAACCCCACTCCCTGCACAAATGCCGTGGTGGCCAGTGCTGTGGAGCCGTTGAACTGTGCGGGCGTTACACCTTGAGTTGAGTTTTCAATCGCAAACCATGCAGCAGTACCATTGGATGCAAGAGTTACATATGCTCCTTGCGGCACCGGAAAAGTAGTTCCGCCGGATGGCGAATAAATTGCATCCGAACCAGCGCAAACGATAGTAATTGCACCGGAGTTAAAGTTCCAGAGCTTGATGACTGTTTTTGCTGGCATTGTTGCTGCCGCCGGCAGGGTGACGTTAATTGCTGATGCGCTATTACCTACGATAAGCGCGCCAGCATGCGTTGCCGCAGTCAGCGTAATGCTCGCTGTGGCAAGTGCAAGACTACTGAACTGAAGGCCTACTCCCTCAACAAAAGAAGTCGTTGCAAGATTCGTCGAGTTATCGAACTGCGCCGCTGTTACACCAACAGTGTTTGGCAGCTGATCAAGTACGACGAGATCAGTTCCGTCATAAACAACGTCGGACGTCTGGCCGCTCGCGATAATCGCCGCGATCTTTGCCCCGGCGGCCGTGTACTGTTTGAGGTTCTTCGCGCCCAGGCCCGACACGTTCAGTGTTGGCGTCGTGCCAGCGGCATTGAACGTCACCTGAAAGCGCTGGTTCGCGGCATAGGCGGTGATCGCCGGTGTCGGGGTCAGCGTGAATGCAGGAGCGGTGCCGCCAGTCGTGAATGCAGTCAGGCCTTGGGTCTGGATCTGGCCGGCGGTGACGGCATGCTGGCTCTGCGTGGCCGGCGCAACCTGTTCAGGCGCGCCGGTGCAGAACAGCAGGATGTAGGAACCGGCACCGACAGAGGTGTTCCACTGAATCCAGGCGTCACCATTTGGAAACAACTCACCGCCCTGGAGCGCCGCGTGCGCACCGCCGACAAGCGGGACCACGCCGACGCCATCATTGATAGTGCTTGCACCGGTGTTTGCCGTTTTGACCTTGAAGCGCAGAACCTGGCCCTCGACGCGAGCCGTGAGCGTTGGCGAAAAGGTGCAGACGTAGGTATTGGCCGTGCCAGTGTCGACGCCGAACGCCAGGCCGCCAGCCTGGATCTGGGCCGCCAGTTTTTGCGGGGTGATCGCGGTGGTGTTGTCGACGCCGGCGGCAGCAAGGACACTGGTCGCAAGCTTGAGGATGCCGGCCGAGGTCTCACTTGCTGCGCCGGCGGCGCCGTTCTGTACGATCTTTGCGATGGCCAGCGCAAGTTGATTGAACTGATTTTTAGCAGGGGTGATTCCCGCTGCAGCCAGAACGTTCAGGTTTTCCACCATGACTGCGTTCATGAATTCGGCAGGCATGATCGTCGCCGATACCCCGGTAGCCGGGTTGCCATCGGTGAAATAGCCTACCGTTCCCAGGGACGTGCTCGCCGGTTGCGCAGCTACCGCCGTTGAGTTGTCAATTTGATACATCTAAGGCCTCACGAATAGTGAAATTGCAGAAGGGTGTGCGACGGCTTGGCTTCTGTGAGCTCGCACTCGAGCACGGCATTCCCCCAGGAGGCCAGCGGGTCCCCCATGGCTGACTGACCGGTGCGAAAGTGGCTGATGGTGTTCAGCTGGCAGTTGACCGCCCAGGTGAAGAACCAGTCGGCGCCGCCGAGCGGCTGTCCGCAGGTGCTTTGCCCGCAGCGGAACGGGGCGTATTGAGTGACGGTAATTGCGTATCCAAGACCGGCGGCGAAGGCCGTGAAGAACTGGATGGACTGGCCGCCGGTATTGGTGAACCGAGCCACCACCTGGTTGCGGCGGCCCTGGAATGTCGGCGACATCCCGGAGCAGGGATCAGGCAGACCCAGGGTCGCCTCCCACTCGGAAAGAAAATTCACGGTTGTCGCCGGGAACATGTCGTCGAGCAGTCCAAGCGCGGAATCACTGATTCGTGTGAAGGTCGGAGCAAAGCAGGAGATGGCCTGGGCCTGAACAGATGTCAGGTCCTTGGGCCAGACACGTCCGCGCGGTAACAGCCCGAGCAGCGCAGATGTGAAGTCGGCATCAGTGAACGATGGTTTCGACATAGCGATCAGCCGTAGGTAATGACGCCCAGAGTGGGCAGGTGGCCGAGGGTGTTGGGGATGTTTGCCACTGGGGACGTGATCACGAACCCTTGCGTTCCCGCGATCGCGGAAATGGCTGCCCCCACGTCCGAGACGTCGACAGAAGATCCATCAGCCAGCGGCGCACCCTGGTCAAACAGAACTCCAGAGATTGCGGCAGCTACTGCAGCCCGGGTTGCGGTTGATGCACCAGTGAGCCCTGTGATCGTAAAGGCGATCGGGGCAGCAATCGGGGCGCAGTGGTAGACCATGGCGGTCACCGGCTGCTGGACGTAGACGCTGTTCGCGATAATCAACTGATCGCCGGCGGCAAGGTTTCCAGATGTGGCCCGGTTGTCGCTCGATGAGATGCCGTTCGTGCCTTGCGGAAAGCCCCCGTAGGCAGCGTTGGCGTCATCGAGCATCGAGTACACCACGACGGTTCCTGTCCCAAATCCGTTGGGCATGCACCAGGCCCGGGTGACACCAGTCACATCCAACGCCCAAGTCACATAGTCGTTGTCAGATCCACCGTTGGGAGTGCTCTGGTAAGCAGCCAGCATGCGCCCGAAGAACGCCTCATCTTCCTCCTGATCTGCGCCACCGGTGATAACGGCGGTAACAGCCCCAGTGGACTGCACACCGGTGATGGAAGTGCCCAGCGTCATCAGGCCCCCAACCGGGGTATTCCCAGCCTCCCCGGCCAAATCCGCCGTCACCTGGACCACCAGGGTGCTACTGGGGCTGACAGTGGCTGAAGCCTGTGTCGTGAATGTCGCCGCATCGCTGCGTACCACCTGGGTGCCCGCAGGGACTGTCACCCCCGGCGTACCTGGGAACGTGACAGCCCCCGACGCAATCGTCGGCGATTTCGGGTAGACATTCTTCATGGCCCCCCAGGCATAAAGGAATTCGCCAGAAGCTGTATAGGGGACGCCCTGCCTGGCGATCCAGTCGAGGTAGCCGTAGTTGAGGTAGGCCAGTCCGGCGACAGCCTTGCCGGTGATCTGCAGGTTGGAGAAGCGCAACAGGCCGTCGGCCGTCGGCAGGCCCGAGGTGATGTCCGAGGCCACGCGAGCGCGCAGGTCCGAGAGCGTGGGTCGCGGATATGGCATAAGTGGCTTGCTCCAGGCAAAAAAATACCCGCTCAAGGCGGGTTCGATAATCAGCGTTCGGTCAGGCCTGGTCCCAGACCCAGTTGTAATTGAGCGTGCTCACAGAACCATTGCGGTGCGCAATGGTGATGACGGCATTGAGCTGGCTGCGGCCTGCGATGACGGTTGCCGCGCTGACACTGAGGGCCACCTGATCATCGATGAGCCACTTCAGCGCCTCTTCGATATAAATCTTGGCGGTATTGGCCACGGCCGGAGTGAGCCGCGACCGATCCAGCAGCCAGAGCCTTGAGCCGATCGGTACGCCCTCGCCAGCATCACCCCACCAGCCACGGAGGTCACTTCCACCATCCGGGGGAATGTCGTCGTCATCGGCCAGGCGGTCGGTAAACAAACTGATCAGCACGGCGCTGGCCAGGTCGTCACCGCTGGCCAGCGCGCCGCCACTGATCGACCAGTCGCCATTTCCCGCACTCGCGATCCAGGTGGTGGTGATATCGGTCATTGTTGAGGTGTCGGCGTGGTAGTGCCGCTCCCGTTGTTGTGCGCGTTGAAGATCGCCCGGTCTGCAGCCATGGTACGGACCGAATCCTTGACGTTGCCGCCGGCCTCGATGTCCCCACTGACACGCAGCACCGGGGTATTCATCTGCACCGCTGTCGCGGCGTTGACCGTGACGGTGCTGGCGTTGTTCACAGTCACTGGAGAGCCTTTGGCCTCGATCACAATTCCTCCGGTCTGGGTCAGGTAGACCGACTTGCCCGCTAGGTCGTAGAGCATCGACTCACCCGCCAACAGATTGACCGGGCGGCTGCCTTGGTGACCGGTGGCGACGACGACGCCCTTGGAGCGGTCGCCGCCGAGAAACACCACCAGCACGTCGGAGCCGTCAGGCGGTACGGAGGTAAAGCCGAACTCCGCGATACGCGGGGTGCCGTCGCGGGTTTCCGTGTCGTTGAGCTTCACTTGCAGAAGCTGGGCCGTTTTGCTGTCGTTGACGAAGCTCACCCGCCCCCAACTTGACATAAGCTGAATTCGTCGCCATAGGCGCTGCATGACGCCTTGGCTATCGCCCGATTGGTTGCCAGCGTTATTCATTGAGGTGGCACCTGATAGATGTCGCTGTAAAGCGGTGCCAAGTTAATCGGCCGCGGCAGAAATGCTGATGGCGACATTAGAGTTAATTCAGCCGTCGTACCCGAATAATCATTTCTAATAAAGGTCACATCGACAATCAGCATACTCTCTGCGAAGAACTTCAACTTAGCAAATGAAACCGGAACAAGGGTATTGGGCTCCCATAGCGCACCCGAAGAGTCTCGCCAACTATCTGTCGTCACCCTGACCACCTTCGATCTACCGAATCTGCGGGCTGCCTCCCAGTCAGCACGCTTTATTGCAATATCATTTCCAAGACCGCCGCCCTCAGAAATGATGACCATCATTCGGTGACGCTTAACGTTGATATCTTTCGAGGTATATAACTTGTTACCACCTTGTCCGAGATCGGTAAAAGTATCGACCGATTGAATATATGCGTTGTAATCCGAATAGGTTAAATCTGCCGAAAAATCTATGTAAGCAGATTGAACGTTGACTCCCTCGGTAAAACCACTGGAAGCCCGCCGCGTGCCGGCCTGCGACAAAAATAAACTGCCGTCGGCCAAGTCGTACGCCAGCACGGCAGAGAAACGGGCCATGCGGTCAATTATTTCGAAGGCGGATTCGCCAAGCATCAGATTCACCTGAGGCAGGATCGGCAAGTCCTTAACATCCGTCGCAACCGGTATTCCCGAGGTTCCGTATACCGAGGCCAGCCGCTGAGCGATACCAAGCACCGTCTGGTTGGTGATCTGTCCGCCCGGCCATTCCGCCGCGCAGTCAATGAGATCGGCGCAGCGGGAACGCCCGCTTATGCGAATGGAGTGGTCACCGGCGCTGATGCCGGGCACAAAATGGTCGATATAGCCGGTGACCACTGGGTCATCGCCCAGGCGCACCTGGCATGCGTCACCCGGCTCAAGAACGATCTTGGTCAGTTCGCCCGGGTAGAGCTCTGTCATGCCGATGCTGAAGTCGCTTGGGAGCCTTTCGATTCCGCGCGTAACACGCACGTCAGTCCACCCGGTGATAGTCAAGCCACCGGAGGTTATGGTTAGATCATCAGAAACCATGGAGAGGCTCCAAAAATGAAAAAGGCTCAGGTGTTTTTCTTAAGTTCAATAGTGTCAATTTCGGCAGCATGCCCAGCCCACGCAGCGGATAATTCCAAGGGCGCCCGAACAGAAGTTCTAGGATACACCCTCGGAAATTCAACATGCGCCGAGATAAAGCGCAACCTTTCAAGCTCGCACCCTGAACTTGTCGAAGGAAGAATGTCTGACATTCCAAAAAACTATAAAGCCATAACAACAAACTCTTCTGGGTTTGGCTTGATGGGACTCACCAGAGTATCCATGCTGTGCGAGAATGACGACAAAGGAACCTTGCATGGTGTAAGCCTTTCGTTTAGCAAGGAAACCTCTGAAACCGTAACTGAAATATTTGATAAAAAATATACAAAACTTCAAAGCCAAGGAGACTCCGCACTTTACAAAACTCCGGGTGGAGTTCTAATGACAAGCTCAACATCTGACGACCTAAAGGCAATATATACAGACATGACACTTTTTCAGGATTTGTCAGACATGGCCAATAGCATGGATTCGAAACTATAAATCATCACGCAAAAGCCTTCACTTGGCTAACGCACTTACCATCGTCGGCATGAAGGCCGGGTGAATCGGGTTTGCCTGCTGGATCAGTTCGTCTGCCCGAGTCGAGTCTCGATAGAGACGATTCGCCATGGTCAGAGCATTCATGGGGGCCTTGAAGGAGAAAGTCTCCAGACGCGGCAGCGTGGCGCCGGTGGTGGTCAGATCGGTGACCACAGCCTGGCGCAGGTCGATCAGCGCGTTATAGCTCTCGTCGTCGCCAGCATCCCCTGCCACCAACAACTCAGCATCGATAAACCCGGTGACCACTCCCAAGGTGCTGATGGCCTCGTCGTAAGAGGTCGGCACGTAGGCAGCAACCACCTGACCGATAGAAGCCAGGGCCGACCGGCGCAGCAGTGCGCTGGTGGCATCCTGCGCAACCTCGCGGGCCGCGCCGATAGCACCACCGCCGGCAAATGTTGCCGGCGTGTAGCTGGCCAGCGGCCCCAGCAGCGCGATCGCATCACCTGGGTCAGCGATGCTGGTCACCAGCGCATCCATAACGCCCTGCACGGCATCCGTGAAGGCGGTCCCGCTCGATGCATCCAGGTTCGCTGCGGCGCTCACCAGGGCATCCATGGCCGTGTCGACCGCTACGCGATTGGTGGTGTTCTGGGCGATCAGGTCAGCCATGGTCGCACTGGCGTTCCGGGGGTTCTTGCTGGTAGTGAGCGCGCTGCTGACGTTGCCGTTGGCATAACGCCCGAAATCGCCAGTGAGGAGCGCGCCCAGGCTGGTGATGCTGCGCACGTCGTGGGTGATACGCCCGACCAAGACCTTGAAGTCAGCAATCACGCCGACCACCATTCCGACAATGGCCTTGCCGAACTTGATGACTCCCTCAACCGCATTGATCACCGCGGTAACACCACCGATCACCTTACGGGCAAAGTCCAGAGCAGAAGACAAGCCGAGCGCAGCAGCCAGCTTGTCCAGCAGCGAGCCACTGTCCGAGGTGATAGTCGGAAAGACCCGGTCACCAGATTCGATAAAGCTGAAGCTGATTTCAAAGTAGCGGCCCATGTCCCAGCGCTCGACAACGCTCAACCCCTCGGTCGGGACGCTGACCTTCAACGCCCCCAGGGTTGGATGCACGAGTGCGCCGGGGCCGGCCTTCTCCGCCGCGGCAACCAGCGCATCACGCTGCGCCAGAACATTGCCGCCCCCATAGACCAAGCTATCAGTGACCAGAAATCCGCTCATGCGAATCCGGCGCGTCGAGCGACCCATGTCCTCGATATAGGGTTTGTCGCGCCCAGGGTACTCGTGCATAGCCAGGCGCCGGCCGAAACGCGAATCGCCGCCATAGACTGCGAATGGCACGCCACGGAACGACGCCTGATTAAGCATCTCCGTCCAGGTCCTGTTGGAGTCCTGGGCGATCTGGATAATGTCGGAAAGCAGGCTCATGCGATGGCTCCAACCCCGGAATAGGCGATACGGCTCGAAGCCTGGACGTTGCCGTCAGACTTGACCTTGGTTTTGATCCCCTCGGGGGCGTTCTTATGCTCGATCTCGACCTTGACAGTACCACCAGGTGCTCCCTGAGCCGCGCCCTGGGTGTAAGGCCCACTCGGGGCTTCCGCAGGCGCAGCCATGCCGGCCTCAACCTTGCGGATGTAGTGGCGGGTCTCTGCAGGCGCACCTCCTAATCCTTTCTTGTCCAGGTTGCCCTGCCCCCAGTTATAGGCGGCAAATACCCTATCCAGATTTCCACCATTAGCCTTGATCAGATCGCGAAACATCCGGCCAGCGGCGTCGGCCGACTGGTAGAGGTTTGAAGGATCTTTCAAGCCATACTGGGCGGCTGTCGGATCCATGAACCCAAAGTGCCCTTTGGCCCCCTTCGAGGACAGCATTTTCGCGCCACGACTTGATTCGGTATTCCACACGCTGTCTAGCAGGTTCGGGGGTAATCCATATTTCTGCTCCAACTGGTGGAACATCTGCTGCGCAGCCGCAGGATCCTGAGCAGGCCCCTGAGCTGCCGTCGGATCCCGGACACCAGATTGCTGCGCGCCCTTCGCGCCCTCATTTATTGAAAGGGCGCTCCTTGCCTCCGTACTTCCTCCGAAAGCCATAACCTGCGCGATTTGCTTTCCAAGCCAACCCTGAAACTCGGTGCCTTGGATCAAGTTATCGTTGATCAGGGTTCCAGCATCATAGCCAGCGGCGCCGGCCATACCCGCCCACCCGAGTTTTCCGAGCAGGCCAGGGCCTGCACCGCGCATCGCGCCAGCACCAGTAGACCTCGCTGCCGAGGCAGCAGCAATATCATTTGCCGCAGCAGCGGCAGTGGCGGCGCTTTTCCAGCCTAGGAGAAGCCCTGTGAAGGCCACGATGACGTAGCCGAGACGCCGGACGGTGTCCTCGTATTGCTCGATGCCCGCGGCACCCTCGCGCAAGAACGGCAGCATGCCGCCCAGGCCCAGGTTGTTGGCTATCAGCGCCTGAACCTGAGGGCTTTTCTGTCCGGCCACGGCGTTAGCAATCGCCTTGTACTCACCGACCACATCCCACGCCCCGTCCTTCGTTTTCTTGAGGCCAATGCCGAGCTTGTTGAGCATCAGCAATGCGCCCTGGTTTCTCCCCCACTGAGCGTCCTGCATAGTGGTGGCCAGGCTATCCAGGCTGGATGTCGTGGTCCCAGCATCGATGCCGACCATCTTCGCAGCGCCCTGAAAGCTCTGGAGCTGCCCGGCGGACACACCAATACCGCGCGCGCTATTGTCGATGGAGCGTCCCAGGTTGGCCCAGTTGGTGGCCAGGGCGGCGATACCCGCCACAGATCCAACGCCGGTGAGCGCTGCCATCGGCGCGACGATCATGCCGACGCTGCGAGCAGCGCCGCCGGCCTCCCGACCGATAGTGGTGAGGTTTTTGCCGATTCGTTCAAACCCAAGTTCACGGCCGAGACTCTTGAAGGATTTGCCAACCTCTTCGAAAGGTCGGGTCAGGCGACTGACGCCATCGTTGACCTTGCGAAATGTAGCGGTCGCCTTGTCGACGGCGCTGATGACTATTTTGAAGTCAGGCATTTGAGTTACTCGTCATGCGAATGGCCTGCTTGTTCCATTCGACCAGCTCATCGAGGGTGAGCGACCACGCATCGCGCGGACCCCAGCCGTAATACTTGGTCAGTTCGGCAATCAGCTCTGGCCAGCCTCCTCCGTCTGACCAGCGTCGGAAAAACCCTCGAGGAACTTGTTCGCGGCGACCAGATCGCGCTTGCTGAACTTCTCAACGACACCGCGCGGAATGACGGCAATCAGGCTGATCAGCGTGATGGCAGCCCCGACCGAGGTATCAGCGCGCGATGCTTTTTCCATCTCGCCTGCAGTGGGTTCGCGAAGCTTGATTTCGTCATAAGTGATGGGGTTGTCGCCCTTGCCAACAATGATTGGCTTGGCAAGGGTGATGGTGATTTCGTCTTCAGGCATGGGTCAGTTCTCCGTCACGGAAGGGCCTTCCCACTTGACTTCGATAGTCGCGTCGGAGGATTTGGATTCTTGTTGCTCGGTGGTCCACATGTTGCGACCGATGATGGTTTTGCCGTTCGCGAGCTCAGCCACGACGGTGGCGTCGTTCATCGCGTTGATGTCGGCAATGCTCAGGTTCGAAGCGTCCCGCAGGGTTGCGGCGATGTAGCCAGGCTGCGGTGTTTCGCTGTAGCCGTGAACGCCGTCCTGCCCCTTCAGGGTTTCGCGGGACACGCCGGAAACCTTGTAAGAAAAGTCACCGGCCAGCATGTAACTCACGCCGTCGATGCTCAGGTAACAGGTCCCGGCCAGGCGGTTGGTATCAGCCATGTTTTTCTCCAGGCGAAAAAAAACCGCTCAAGGCGGTCGTTGACGAAAGGCCTGGGTTACAGGCGGAATTGAGCGAGCAGCGCGAAGATGCGCAACTGGTTAATCAGCGTGCCCGGCCAAAGCACATCAACCCGGTTCGGGTTGGTCGCGTTCTTCTCGACGATCAGGGCCTGGGCGAATGCCTTGGAGTCCTGAACAAAGCCGTTGTATTCCAGCGTGCCGTACCGTGCGATCACGTCGGCCCGAATGATGTTCGGGGTGACGATGGCCGAGCCAGGCGCAAAACGAGTGCCATTGGCTGCCAGCTTGACTCGGGCGTACTTTGACGTGACGAGCGACTGCAAGTCGCGTAACACGTACATCAGCAGGAACAGGGTTTCCACCTGCAGATAGCTGTCGTCTGGAGCACCGAAGCCGTTGACCTGGTAGGTAGTGATCAGGTTCTCGATGGCCACTGTGCCGTCGCTGGCCACGGTGAACGTAGAAATGCCGTCCCACAGGAGCGTGTTGCGCTCACCGAGGTCGAAGCGAGAAGCCGGCGGCGGCGCCAGCACAGTGCTGAGCGCCAGGGTCTGCAAGGGGCGCCCTGGATCGGCGCGCAAGGCCACAGCAGCGCTACCCGCCAGGTCCGCCGCCCAGATCCAGGCCGGCGACGGCGAGTCGTAGAACCCCATGATGCTTTCGTGCTGGTTGTTGCGGGCATTGCCGGCGGTGGACAAGGTCGACAGCGTGCCGCGCTGGGCCGAAAAGACATGACCATAGAGCTGGCTGGCATAGCTCCAGCGGCCAGTCTGGTCGTTGAGCAGGTTCTTCAGCGAATTCAGCGAGGCGGTGTCGGTATATGGGCTGACGATAATGTCGAATGTTTCATCGCCCAGATTCGACAGTGCCGTGTCCAGCACCGGGTTTGTCGCGCCAGCGGACATCTGGGTAAGGGTAAGCGTCAGCCCGGCAGGGAAGGCTTCGCCACCAGAGGTGCCAAGGTAGTTCAGGCGCAGGTCAATCTCGTTACCGCCGGTGCCCTTGTTCTTTGCGGTGAGCGTCACAGTCGCGGTCGCCGCGGTGGCCGTCACGGGCAGGTTGCTGGAACCATTCACCAGCGCCGCCAGGGCGGTGGCGATATCGGCTGCAAGCTCACCGGTGGTGACTGTCAGGCTGATCAGTTGCCCCGCGATGTAGATCGAGATCACACCGGTGGCCGTCGGGCTACCGACGATAGCTACGGTGCCCGTGGCTGCTACGGAACCCGATGCATCCGCCAGTGGCAGAAACCAGACCTCACCAAAGCTGTCCGATCCCGTATAGGCAGCAGTCATCAGCGCCAGCATCGAGCCCAATCCGCCTTTGGCTTGAGCATCACTGACGCCCTGGCCAAGCACCGGCACCCCAGGTAAACCGTTGCCCGAGGCAGTAATCTGACCGACGATCAAAGTGCGCTGGGTCTGCGCACCGCTGTTGGCCTGGGAGTTGTCGACCTCGGCATAGAACAGTGGAACCCGCAGGTTCGTCGGGATGTTGCTGAACGGGACGGTCATTGACTGTCGCTCCCTTCATGGGTTTCGGAGGGCTCGACCTGGGTCGGAACCGGGGTGTTTTGTACGGGAGTCGCCAGCTCGACGGGTATCAGGCCGGGCGCGGTCAAGGTGGCATCGCCACAGTTGATCCGGCGCAACCAGTAGAGGTCGTCATCCGGAACCTCCCGACCTCCTTCCGGCAGAAAATCGCGCTTGACCGGATCGCGCACCAGCAGCGGGGGTGTGGCGTAAATACGCATGATTATTCCTGCGGAAATTCGAACGTGAGGCCGCCCTCTGTGCGGCCATCAGGGCCGACAGTGCGCGGAGCCGGTGTAACTGCGCCAGGGAATGGCGGATCGGGATAGATTCCAGTGGGATCAACGACGTTGAGCAAGTCAGCGGTAACATTGAGTTCGGTCAGCGGCACGATGGGCTGAACAACGGCGGCAGCCACTGGGTCGAACACGGGATCATCTGAAGCGCCTTCCAGTGGATAGAAGTCCTCGGGGCCCTGGTAGAACTCCATGCCGATATCCATTACCAGTTCCGCCAGTTCGGTTTCGCCTTCGCCGTTATCGCGAATCTCAGACCGAACGAACGGGTACTGCTGCAGCCTTGTCATCAGCGGCGGAAAGTTGATCAGCGCCATCTTGATCTGCTGCTGCATGTTCTCGAGCTGAATGGTGGCCAGCGCTGCGCCAGCGTTCCGGGGTAAAGCCTTCACCTCGACGCGAGCGCTAACTCGGATGGTCGCCGTGACGGTGAATTGAGGCGCGCCTACGGTGCCGAGTGACTCCATATCCTCGCTGGGCGAATGGAGATATAGAATTGGGTAGCTTCCATCCCATGTGGCCCAGGTCCTGGCGACGAATACATTGTTGCCAGCGAGGGTTTTGCCCTTCAGCCCCTCGGCAGACAGAAGCCTCAAATCAGATGTGGTCGTCATTACATTTTACCCAGCATCAATTTTGCCCATCCGTGGCTGTCGGGCCGAACCTCTTTGATCAGGTACATGCTCCCGGCACTCGGGATAAACACCTGATCATCGGGAACCGGTGCCACCAAGAAGATGGCGAGACGAACACCCAGTACTGGCTGCGTGGTGTTGGCATCGACCAAGGTGTCGACCAGATGAATATCGCGGTAGGCCGCATCGAACACGCCGTCAATGGCATAAGGTGTGCCGTCGTAGGGATGGAACATGATCGGCCCACCAGCTTGCACTCCCTCGCCAAACACCTTGGCCAGCGGCCCGAGCACGGCCTTATCCCAGTCGACGGCCACGATTAACCCAGCACCGCTGAGAACAGAACCTCTGGGCGGGTGCAGATGTGCAGCGGGTAGCTGTACGCCTCGACCTTCCACCACATCTTCCGCTGCGTATCGAAGATCGGGAGGATGTAGATCGGCTTGCCCGGGGTGTTGACCCACTCGAAGGTTTCGCCCGGCGCATAAGCAACCTTGAAGATGCCAGGTGCGCCTTTCGGGAAAAACTTGGCTTCGTTGGGCGCAACGCGAATGGTGGTCGCGTCATCTGAGCCGCGGTAGTTGAACCAGTTGATACCGCCGAAGCGCATCGCCTGGAACGCATTGCCCTGACGCAGCTCTTCAGCAGCAGCCCAGTTGTAGTAAGTCTTGATCACGTCCGGGTGGTTGGTCAGCTCATCCCAGAACTCATCGCCGGCCAGCGCGTAGACCTGGGTGGTCGGCAGAAAAGCGCCCTGGGACTTGCGGGCCATACTGCGAACGATCTCGTTGCAGAGCGGACGGATGGAGTTCGGCTTGACCGCCGAACCGTCCGAATTAAGCCCCAGGTTGAAAACGATATCGGCAGGCCTGGTAATGCCGAACTCCTGGAACCAGTCGAACTTGATCGAGCCATCGGCGTCGAGGCATTGCCCCTGGATGGCCGCCAGCCGTTGAAACTCCCAGGTGTACTCGATATTGCTGGTGAGACCGGTAGGACCGTTGACGCGGCGCGCCACCTCGGTCTCGATCTGCATCAACTCGCTCTCGCTACCGAAGGAACGAATGTTCTGGATTTCTTGCGCAGTGATGGTGTCGGAGTGCATCAACCGCGGAACGTCAAAGTAGCGCGCTTGACGTTTTTCGGTGGTGCGCTGGGTACCTTCTTCGCCACGATCAGAGAACGGGATCAGGACCAGCTTGCCCTGGCGCTGCTCGACAGCCAAAGCGGTGGTGCGAATCGGATCAGGCTCGAACAATTCGAGGTCACCGATACCGGTCGGCTTGAATGGGTATTTGTCAACGGCGGTGGTCAGGGCAATTTCGGAAAAGATGTCCTGATGGAAAACGTCAAGCGAGGCCATAGGTGGGGCTCCTGAAAACAAAAAACCCGCCGAAGCGGGTTATTTTTTAGGGGGTGGAGTTATCGGGCGAGAATGCCGACAGCCTTGAGGGCGGCCAGGGCCGTGTCTTGCTGGTGGACATTCAGGCTCGCATCCCACACCAGCTCTGCCCGATTGACCTCGGCACCACGCATCACCGCCGCAGCGGTTGCTGGACGAACAGACGCATCGGCGATATCGCGCAAAATGGCGTAAGCCGCAGGACTCGAGGTGGTCGAAGTCAGAGGTGCCCAGCCACCACCGGTCCATGCAATCGTGACGGTGAACGAATCGTTCGCCGCAAACGGCGTAGAGCCGGCGGTAATAGTGAATTCGAGGCCGGCACCACCAAAGGCAACGCCAGGTTGCCCAGATCCCACCACAACCCCGTAAGGGTTGGTGACGGTGAAGTCAGTGGCATCGGTGAAAACCACGCTGTACGCACCGGCCAAGGCTGGCGGTTGCGCGGTGATCGAGCCGACGGTGCCGTTACCGACGTTGGCGCCCCCCGCTACCGGAGTGGCGGTATAGGTCAGTGGCACATCCGCGATGATGAGGCCCGGGAGCAGACGGCCGAGACCGGCGGCGAATTGAACCTGGTCGATGGACTGGTGACCGTTGGACAGGGAGACAATGAAGCCGGCATTGTGGTACTGCTCGACCAAGGGGGTTTGCGGAACGTAAGTCATGATCAGGATCCTCTGTGATTATTTTCCGCGGACTTTGTTCATAGCGCGGTCCCAGCGGCCAGCGATCGCTGCTGCACGCGACGGAGATTCGGTTCCGGCAGAACCCAATGCTGGATTTTTCCCGGATCGGGCGCTATTGGTGTTGCCTTCGGCGGGTGTATCACGCAAGACGTTGATGGCCTGTGTACGCGACATGGTGGTGTTGAAAGCCAGGTTGGCAGCCAAGACCGGATTCCTTGCTGCATAGCGAGATCCGAAGATTTCGGCGCAACGAGCGCGCTCGCGACGACGTGCTGAGGCAGCAGCGCTTTTGCCGTGCATTTCGTCGTCATCATCGTCATCGGCGTCTGCGTCATCATCAGATGCCGATTTGCCTTTGGCCCGACGGGATTTTTTATCATCCTCATCGTCGCGCTCATCATCTTCATCGTCATCATCAGCGTGCTCATCGTCGTCCTCACGACGATCATTGTCGTCGGCATCCTCGCCGGCTTTGGCTCGTTTTGCCTTTTTGGACTTTTTGCCATCGCGGGTATCCCGATCATCGTCTTCTTCGCGCTCATCATCTTCAGCGCGAGCATCTTTGCGCTCATCATCTTCGTTATCTTCGGCGCGAGCTTTCTTGCCTCGCATCGAACCCATGCCAGTCAAATGAGCGAACGAAAGCGCGCTCGCCACGCGGGAAAGTGTGGACATGTAAACCTCGGTTTTAAGAGAAGTGGAGGACTTCAGCCCAGCTCGGCGAGCAGGGAACGGAACGCTTCGTCAGGTGCCATCACGGCATCAGCAAAGCCAATCTCGACGCCGGCGGCGCCAAGGAAAGTAGTGGCCTGGGTATCCCGGACGGCCTTCACCGAAAGCCCGCGATTGCGGGCAACGGTTTTCACGAACAGCTCACCCATGGCATCGACATCGGATTGGTACCTGGAAATCGCCTCTTTAGATAACGGCTGAGAATCCGAACCGTCAGCCTTGCGATCGCCGTAATGGATCAGCGTGACATTGACCCCGGCGGCGCCCAGCGCCTTGGACATATCGACATGCATGCAGATCACGCCAACACTGCCCGTTCCGCCGGTACGCGGGACCAGAATACGGTCGCAGGCACTGGCCAGGGCGTAAGCCGCAGAGTAAGCCGACTCCGTGAGAATCGCCCAGATCGGCTTCGAACCGCGCATACGGTAGATGTCGTCGGCAAGGTCGAAACAACCAGCGACCTCGCCCCCGGGACTGTCGATATCCAGTGCGATGCCCTGAACATCTTTGTCGGCCATGGCCATGCTCAGGCACGCACGCAAGCCGTCGTAGCCAGTCATTCCACTGTACGGCCTGAGGGTTCCGAGTTTCTGTACCAGAGTGCCTGTTACCGGAATGACTGCGATGCCTGCTACAACCTCATATGCCCGGGCTTGCGCAGGCTCACCGATATCGCCATCCCAATCGTCAAACGCTACGACCCGACCATCAGCATGAAACAGGCGAGCAAGACCGAAGCGATCAGCCAAGGCCGCCATGACGATCTCAGCCTTTTGCGGAGTGATAGCGAGAGGCACGTTGAACAGTTTCTGCGCGAGGTGCGGATAATTTGTCATTGCGCCGTGGGCTCTTGTTCGGGGGTTGAGGCAGTCGTCGCGTTAGTGCCGAACCAGTTCGGAGTGGGCAAGCCTGCCTCTTTGAACGCTTTGGCTTCCGCAGCGCGCTGCTGGATGACCTCTTCATAGTCGAGGCCCTGTTCTGCACACTCACGCTTGAGCGTGGACAAGCCGCCATCCATACCGAGGATCGCGCCCTGCTTCTCTTTCACCGGATCCACCCAACCCCGAGCGACACCAAGCCAGTCACAGCGGGAGTAAGCGGTGCGAGCCTCCATAAAATCAGGTGCACCGTTGGGCAACGGCAAATCGTTGCGGTCCATCGCCTCATGCAGCCAACTGGCAAACATGGGCGTGGCCGTGCCGATCTTGAATTCGGTGTTACGCCGAGTGAGCGTCTTCCAGCTTTCCAGCAGGGCAGCACGCGCGCTGGAATAGTTGGTCTTTGACCAGTCTTGCGTGATCTGCTCGGCAGAGATCCCCGCGGCTGCGGCGAACGTCCGAGACATTTCACTGGCAAATTCACCGAACCCGTTGTGCGGGTGCGCAGCCCCGACGGAAACAATCGACTCACCAGGTGCAAGCGTAGGAATGCGCGCACCCGACAGCATCGCAGGGCGCTCTTCCGCCCAGTCAGCCCGCATGCCCTGATAGGCCGATAGCTCATCAGTGCTATCCAGGGCTTCAGCCACCTGTGCGGGATCGTAAGGGCTGGTGACGTACGTGCCGAAGGTTGCGGCAATGGTCGCAGCTTGAAGTTCGACACCGTAATAACGCGCAAGCATCTTGAAGCGCGCCAACACCGGGGTGAAAACCCCGACGCCACGGTTTTGTCCCGCGCGATCATGCTCGAAGTCGTGAATGACACGAGTCCAGCCATCCTCGTCCTCGCGCAGCACCCGCTCCCAATCCATGCTTTCGACCGAGTTGTACCAGTCGTTTTGGTGGGCCTTGCGGATGTGATAAGCAATCGGCACGCCGTGATCGTCGATCTCGACACCGCCGCGCATGTATTTGCTGTCGACCATTTGGAACGGATTCGAAAGGCGATCCGGGTCAACGACCATGAACGCCGTGGCGTAGTCCGCCCGGCCATAGCCAACCCGTTCTGGCATCCAGTAGTTGACCACCAGAGAATCGCCGTCGATAAGCTTGTGCCGCAGCGCCAGGCGCATCTGCTGGGAAACGGTCAACTGCCGCGACACATCGCCATATCGGCCAATGTCATCGGCGTACCCACGCCACAATGCCTCGACGGTGCGGCGATACTCTTCCGCCCACACCGAGTCAAACTTACTATTGCCGGTCCGCGCAGCCAGAGCCCGATAATCAGGGTTGGCCGAGAGCCGCAGTGAGGCGCCAACGGTGTTGTCGAGGATCCGCGTGATGCCGCCGGCGGCCAGACCGTCGTTGCGCACCAGGTCACGGTGGCGAGCCACCATCCGATCACGGAACTGGTTGATCTCTGCGTCGGGCGACCGGATCCATGGCAGCCAGTTGCCCATTTCCTGAGTGGCCCAACTGGACGCCTCATAAGGGAACACCGATTGGCCGGCCATTCCCTCGGTCAATGTGGTGGCATTGCCCCTTGCCTTGGGCGGCATGGGGGTGAGTGGCTGACCCCGAGAGTCGACGATTACTGATTCGATAGTCATCAGAACACCGGCCGAATCGCACGGCGCCGGCGGATGCCCAGGGCATATTGCAGCGCGAGAATATGAGCTTGGAGCGCGCCAAGGTCGGCCCGCGTGTAGGTAACCGACTTCGAGCCGTCCCCTTGCGTGTAGCTGAACGATTCGCCCTTGGCGCCCGTACTCAGGTCATGCAAAGCCTGTTGCGCTTCGACCAGACGCGTTGCAATGGATGCATGCCAGTTCGTAGAAAAGCCCCGTGGTGAATGCCCTGCCCTTGCACGCTTGGCAGTGGCGGAGCTCGATCTGATGAGCCTTAAAGGCGGGACCATGCTGCTTTTTGATCATTTTTAAACCTCGCCTTTTACGGATTCTTGATTTGGCTGGAGGCCGCGCCATTCAAGGCCTCAGCAGCATTCTGCGAATTTCCATTTCCACCGCATATGCACCCATGGATAGAGCTGAAACCGTTACCGTCTAACCATGCATGCCACTTCTCCAGGGCCTCGCGCTTCAGCACCGCGGCCGAGGTGTGGATGTAGGTCTGAACGTTCCGGCTCAGGGTGTGGTTGACCAGCATCTCGCCAATGAGGAAGTCCACCCCGAGGTCAGTCCAGGCCGTCCGGGCAACCTTGCGCAGGTCGTGGCTTGTCCACTCACCCTGGCCCAGGCTGGCGAACACCGCGCAGGCCTGCCCCTCGGTCATTGAGCGGCCGTTCTTGGATGGGAAGAGATAGGCACCGGCATAGCTGCGGGCAGACTGCCAATCCCGGTACCGCTTCAGCAGCGCCCCGACCTGCGGGGTTACCGGCAACGTGTGCTCGCAGCGGGTCTTGGTGTTCTCGGCCGGAATGAACCACTCGCCGGCCTCGCCCAGGGTCAGATGCGCCCACCGGGCCTGCCGGGTCTCGCCAACGCGGGTGCCATGGCAAAGCATCATGAGAGCCAGCATGCAGTCGGCCGGGGCCTGGTCGAACCCGGCGGCCAGTTGCCCGAGGATTGCTTCGATCTGGACGGCGCGCAGCCGGGATGTCTTGGGCTGGATTTTCGCCTTGGTGAAGTCAGTGAACTTGAAGCCGGCAATCGGGTTGGCGGCGATCATCTTCAACTTGAAGGCCTGCAGGAACGCCACCACCAGCACGCCCCACATCAGGCGCACATAGGACAGGCTCAGCACCTCTTGCAGCGGCCACATGACGGCCTGATCCAGGCTTGCACGCGTGACGGAGCCAATGGGCATGTCCACCAGGCGCGGCAGCAAGTGGCAGGCGATGGCCGACTTTGCCGTCTTCCGGCGCTTCGAGGACAGGCTGCGGTCCCGGGACTGGCGATCTGCAAACCAGGTCAGCAGCTCGCCAACCGTGTTCAGCGTACCCTCAACGGCAGATGCCGAAGGATCGGCGGCGAGCCGGGCGCGGATTTGCGGCAGCACGCCGAGCAGGACCTTGGCGTTCAGGTCGGGGTATCCGGCGATACGCTCCCACTTTTTGCGGTTGACCAAGTACCAGGTGCCGCGCTGGCGGTCCTGGGCGAAGCGCATGTACAGGCCCGGGTGCCGCGGGTCGCGCAATGTGGTCACCGCCAGATCGGCAGCCTGCCGGCGGATCTCCGGCTCGGTGAGCGAAACAGTAATGGTGGTCATGCGGCGACCCTCGTTTGGGGTTGAAGGAGGTAAGCCCGGACCGCCTCGATCGCGTCGACGTGCCCGCGACAGACGATGGCCAGGTAACCCTGATCGGTCAGCGCCTGGAGATAGGCGTCCTGCGCCGGGGAGACAGCGGCGTCATATGGCGCCCGGGCCTTGAATTCGATGTACAAGCCGAAGTGGCCGCCGCGAGCCATCGGCAGCACCAGGTCCGGGACGCCGGCCTTGACGCCCTGCTCCTTGAGCTTGATCGCCACCAGCTTGTGGCGGTGCCCGCCATTGGGGACGTGGTAGATCAGCTTGGCGGCCTGCGGGTAGCGCAGCGCGATCTCGCTCATCAGCGCGGCCTGTTCCTGGCCCTCGCGATCCACTGACTTCTTCCTGACCGGCTTTGCGACGTATGGCCTCATGCTTCAACCTCGGCGCCGTCGAGCCAGGCCAGGAAGGCGGCCGGCACATCACCGTCGGCCTCGGCCACGGTCTTGGCGCAAAACTGCACAAGGCTGCCCTGACGACCATAGGCCTCCTCGAACCGGGCCTTTTGCCCGTGGACCGCGAAGCCAGGGAACCCGACCGGGCCGTAGCCGTGCTGGTGGTGGCCGGCGCACAGAGGCAGCACGTACCAGTGTGCATGCGGTTTTGTGCGGCCGTCGACGTGGTGGATGCTGCACTGGTCGTTGTGGATGCCCATCGCCACCCGGCAGGCCACGCAGCCAACGGTGGTGACCAGCGTGTCGTGCCAGCGCTTCTGCGCTGCGGTGACGGAACGGCCTTTCATGCTCTCTCCAGAGACGATATCGATAACGTCGAAAGTGGATGGCCACATCATCTGGCCGAATTTGATAGCGGCGGCACTGTGCTCGAACAGGGCGACAGCGCGGTCAGGCCCGGAGGACAGGCCAACCTTGTACGAGCAGCAGTGCACGGCGTAGCGGTAGTCCGCCGGGTTTGTCAAAGCCAGATGCGGGTCATGCACGGGAAGCACTCCCAGCACGCAAGTTGCGAAGCGCGGCCAAAGCCTGATTCCCAACTTCCGGAGTGACTCGACCATCAACCCGAGCTGGCAGCGCCTTGGGCATGGCCTGGAGTGGCAGTCCGTCGAGCAGGCGACGGATGGTGATCGTGTAGTTACGCTCGAACAGCTTCAGGCTCAGGGAGGAGTCGAGTTTATTCAGGCTCTCAAACCCGCACTCTTTCGCCGTATGCCACACCGCGTCATGGGACCAGTTGCCCTGCCCCGCCATGCTTGGGTGAGCATTCCGGCATGCCTCCCGATGCGCGATACCCAGGGGCGGCAGGCCGAGCATTTCGGGGGTGGGCTTACACCACTCGATAAACTGGCCCGGGCTCGGAATGAAGTCCGAGACCTGCTTGCGAGCGCGAGCCATGCCGAAGTCAATCTGACCCTGAGTGCACACGCCATCATCGAGAAACGCCTGCATCCACTGCACCTTCGCAGCCTGGTAGGTTTCCTTGTCGGGCCAAGCCTGGCGCCAGGCCGACCGGATCAAGCGCAGCTCCTTGAACAACTCGTTGATGGCACCAGCCATTTGCCGGCGTCCATCATCCACTGGAGCGGTGCGGTCATCCGCGGGGATGAACTCGCCAGCACCAGGGCTTGACCACAGGTTTTCGGCAACCACAGAGACCTGTTTCATCACGATTGCACCCCGTTCTGCCATTCGGTGTCCTCATCGTCGAAGTCCGATGCGGCTGCGGGCTTCTGGCGAATCGGAGTCACGTTTGATGCAGCGGCCCGGGCTTTGTCGTTGCTCACCCATTTGACGAGCATGCTCACCCACTCGGCCTGCGTGTTGACCTGGTGCTGAGGCTCGTAGTGGCCGGTGAAGGCAATTCGAACCTCTTCGGTAAACAGGTCAAGCGGCAGCCCGCGGTGGTAGGCGTAGGTTTTCAGCAGGGTTTCGTCAGGCACCCAGGTCAGGGTCATTTCGCTGGGCATGCGCGGGTCGATGGCGTCCTGCGCAGAGAGAGGGTTTTGATCTTCTCTTCTCTTCTCTTCTCTAGGTAACGCATTAGTAACGCTGCGAGCGTTACTTTTACCGTCACCAGCCTTGTGATTGGCAGCGCGTTTTGCTCCGAGAGACCTGTTTTTAGCTGTCTTTCCGTTGTGCCGGTCAAAGTGCGGGAGGCTGATCACCCCATCGACATCAATCATCCATCCGACCGATTTCATGTGCTCGCAGAAACCGGTAACGCCGACTAGGCGGTCGAGTAACTTTTTGCTAACGCTTGGAGCGTTACCTTTTTCGGTTTGCTGATCAAACCAACCCCACACGCGCATCAGCTTGCCGATGACCGCATCAAGATCGATGTCCGCCAGGTCCGCGATCTGGCAGACCTCGGGCTTATCTAGGGTGGTGAGTTCGAATTTTATCCAGTCGCCGGCCATTACAAAGCCTCCTGAATGACTGTTGCGAGGTGGGTTATGCCTTTGCGGGTGACCATCACCTGCTCAACAACCTTGAGCTCTTCCTCGGCGCCCTTACCGACCCTCACGAGCTTGTGCTCGAGCAGCCCAGCCGTCAGGCGCGGCTGGTAGGCAGACCACGAGGCGAAGGATGTGCGACGGTATATCCAGCGGTTGTCGGCGAGCCACTTGATGAGCTTCAGCGGGGCCACGCCCAGGTGCTTGGCGGCCGAGGTGATGCACATCGAGCCTTCGGTTTTCGCCAGTCGATCGAGCGCCTGGACCTTGGGAGTCTGTTGCTGGACCAACTGATGCAGGTTGGTGTTCTGGTCACCGAGTGCGCCAATGGGTCGTCGCAGCGAAACTTCGACGTGCAGGAATCGCTCAGGACGCAGGTCGCCCAAGTGAAGGGCGGCCACTTCGCGATGGCTGCCTGTCACCTGACCCACCTCACTCACCACGGGGAGCGAAGCGGCTACTCGCTGGACGAGTCGGCCCGCACGGTCACCGGCGCCAATCGCGGCGAGCAAGCCATTGTCTGTGGGCACATGACGGCCTTCGGGCAGAACGCCGCGGGCAGCTCGCCGAATGATCCCGCGCAGACCGTGATGGCCGGGGCCGCGCGCCACGGCATTGTCGCTGCGAATATGGTCACGCTGCGCAAGGGATCTGTGGGGGCGGATGTTGAAGGTCCGCTGGCCGTGGTGGCCACCAGCACTGGACACCATGCCGTGACGGCGGCGTTCTTCGAGCAGGCGAACGGCGGTTTCTATAAGGGTGACGGCCGGTCGGCATACTCGCCAACATCCACCATCTGCCAGTCGGGGGCCAATCAGCGCCTGGCCACCGCGTACCTGGTGAAGTACTACGGTTGCGACAAGGGAGGAGTTTCGCTGACTGAGCCGATGCACACGCTACCAACGAAGGATCGTGTCGCGCTGGTTGAAGTGGTGCAGGTGCCGGACACGTTGACGCCCGAGCAAATGGAAGGCGCTCGCCGTTGCGCGGCCTTCATGCACGAGCATCTGCCGGAGCACTTCAAAGAGCCGGCCGAGATGATCATGATCGGCGGCTACGTGCTGGTGGACATCACGCTGCGCATGCTTCAGCCGCCAGAGCTCAAGGCAGCACAGGGCTTCGACAAGGATTACATCATCGACCGCGGCCTGTTCGTCGATCCGGCCACCGGCGCCGAGCAGTGGCTGCCCATCAACAAGACGAACCAGGTACGGCTGATCGGCAACAGCGTCTGTCCAGACGAAGCCGAGGCCCTGGTCAGGGCCAACGCAGCCGACATCATCGCTCTCTACCAGCGCCTGGCCGCATAACCCAACCACCACTCCACCCGCCGGGCATGACCCGGCCAGGGACGACTCATGCCCACAGAAAACCGCAAACCAGATATCCGCACCGTCGTGACCGAGTCACTCATCGGCATGATCTCCTCCGTGACCAGGCTGGTGCCGCCGGCGAATGAACCACTACCGCCTTTCATCCAGGCGCCGATTGATCGTGCCGTTGACCGCATTCGGGCGATCGTCGAGCCCGGCGTAACCACCCAGGCAGCCCGCGCCAATCGCGTGTACGTGGCTGGGCCGATGACCGGTATCGCCGACTTCAACTACCCAGCCTTCAACGCCGTCGCCGACCGCCTGCGCGCCCAGGGCTACCAAGTGGAGAACCCGGCCGACCACGGCACCGTTGAAGGCGCAGCCTGGGCCGACTATATGGCCTACGACCTGACCCGCCTGGGCCTGTGCGGAGTTATCGCCCTGCTGCCGGACTGGGAGAAATCGCAGGGTGCCCAGCTGGAAGTGCTGATCGCCGAACGCCTCGGCATGACCGTTGTAAATGCCCATGACCTGTTGTTGACGGAGGCTGTATGAGCGAGTTCAAACGCGAAGACCGCTACATCGTCCTGAAGCTTAATCGCCTTGCGAAGGACGAGGCTGAATACCTGCGCAACTGCCAGGCGAAAGCAATGGTTGAATGCGTGGTTGTAGAGCACGACTGGCCGGAGTACCACCTTGTCTGGGCAATGATTGAGCACCGAATGGCCGGTAAGCCGGTGCCGAACTTCAACGACTGGCGCCGAGCGGATGAGCTGCAGCAGCGACTGACCACTGCCGACGAGCGAGTCGACACCCTGGAAGCGCTCCTTGAGCAGGTGCTCACCAATGCCGAGCGAGGCCTGCCCCCAGCCCTGCATCGGGCGTTGCGGGAGCTGATCCCTGTTCAATCCGCCACCGCGCCCGCAGACGAAGCAGAGCGCGGGCCATTCGAGGCCTGGCACCGGCGCCGGTTTGCGACCAAGCATTCCACCGGCGAACCGACGCGGGATATGCACAACGGCGTGAAGAACCCGAACTACGGGCCACCCAACCAGCAGCAGATGTGGGAGGCATGGCAAGCCCGGGCCGCACTCAAGCCAGCAGAGGGTGGTGGCGATGCTCCGAAGGATGACTTCCCGGGCTCGACCTGCAACGACATCCGCGAAGAGCACGGACTCCCAATCAACAAGCCGTGCATCGCCTGCAACGGCGGCGCGTGCATAGACCGGTGAGCACCATGAACCCCAAGCCAACGATTGACGGCGTGCCGCGTGAGCTGCTGGAGCGCATTGCAGAATCTGGCGGCCATGTGCCTCGACGTGCGGAGCTGCGCGCCCTGCTGGATGCGCCAGCCTTGTGCGCCACCCATACCGGCGATAGCTGCAAGTATTGCGGCGGGTCTGGATCGGCAGCCGCCCAGGCACGGGTCAGCCGGGCGGATCTCGCCGCCAATTGCGCTCACTCCTGGCCGGACGCCGACACAACGCACTGCGCCATGTGCGGCACGCCACGACCTGCCGACGTCCAGCCTCAGGGCGAGCAGCCCGCTCCGGCAGTGGTGATCGATGACGACTGGCGTATGAACCCCTGCAAGCTGGGTCACCGCGATGTCGGCGCCGCCGGCGGTGTGGCGCACTGCTACACCTGCGACGAGAAGATCACGGCCGCCACCACTCAGGAAGCCTTTGAGCAGTGGAACGCAACTCATCCGGCGGCGCCGGAACCTGCAAAATCCCGATAGGAGTACATCTGTACTCCACCCCGCAATAACCCCCCCTTCAAGTCAGCCGCCACGCCGCGGCCAAGGAATCGTCATGTCTGAAAAAACCGTTTTGATTCAGCCGGTGCCGGTCGTTCGCGATGAGAACGGCATGTTCTGGCACCCGGACCTGCCGTCGTTCGATGAGGGCGACGGCGAGAAGTGTAAGCAGTGGATCGCCGCCCAGGACCTGGCAGTGACCATGTGCAGCCTGGAAAACGCCGAGGAGGCGATCGCTGATCGCTACTTCGAATCTGACGACCCGGATTGCAGCTACTGGGAACCGGCCCGGCCAGAAGGCGAAGGCTGGTTCTGCCTGTCGATCAACGATACCGACGACGGCCCGGTCTGCTGGTGGGCTCGCCGCGAGGTGACGCCATGAGCACGCTGATCAAGGAACGGCCAATCCTGTTCTCGGCGCCGATGGTGCGCGCCATCCTGGAGGGCCGGAAGACGGTGACGCGCCGGGCAGTAAAGGCTCCGCCACGCTCGCAGGCCGACATCGGCAGCTATGGCAAAGGCCAACCCTTCATCCGCAACCCGGACGTGACAAAGCCTAATCCGGAATGCCCATACGGCCATCCCGGCGACCGGCTGTGGGTGCGCGAGACGTTCGGCCTGCAGGTCCGACATTACGGCGGCGGCACCGGCGAACACATCGTTTATCGCGCCACCAACCCTGACGCCATTTACTGCAAGTCGGCAGAGGGCCAAGAGTACCCAGTCAAATGGAAGCCAAGCATCCACATGCCGCGGCACTCCAGCCGCATCCTGCTGGAGATCACCGACGTGCGCGTCGAGCGGCTGCAGGCGATCAGTGAAGAGCAGGCAGTGGCCGAGGGCCTGATCTGGGAGGGCCAGGAAAACGGCAAGACGTTTTACACCCACGCCGAACGGAAATACCCGCCGGGATCGCACCAGCAGTTCGGAATTTCCGGTACCGATGCCGTATCAGCCTTCCGCAACCTCTGGAACTCAGTCGGTGGTAGCTGGGAAGCAAACCCGTGGGTCTGGGTAGTCGAGTTCAAGCAGGTAACGCCATGAGCATCATCGACGACGTGATGACCGACAAGATCACGCTCCACGGCCTGGGCTTCGTCCAGGTCCAGCTTGAGGGCAACCAGCGCCTGCACGTCTGGCACCCAGAGTTGCCGCGGCGCTCGTGCTTCGAGCACTCGGCGATCCATAACCACCGCTTTGATTTCACCTCGCGCATCCTGGTGGGTTCGCAAAACAACATCGAGTATCGGTGCGATCCTTCGCCAGTCGGCGGATACACACTCTACCTGCACGAGGGCGCCCGCACCGCATGCGGCGGTCGACCATGGACACCTGACGGACTGGTGCACATGGTCGAGGTTGGCAGCGAGTCGATCATCGCTGGATTGAGCTACCGGCAACAGGCGTATGACTTCCACCGCACAGAGCCAGGCGGTGACGGCAAGGTGGCCACCATCATGCAGAAGCTCATGGAGTACTCCCGCGGTGCGCATTCAAGCTGCGTGACCGGGATAAAGCCAGACGATGAGTTCGATCGCTATCAGTGGTCGCCGGCGCAGCTGTGGGAAATCGTAGCCGACGTGATGCTCGGCCAGCGGGTGACCCCGTGATCGCCGTCGCCTACATGGCCTGGCTCATCTACAAGGGGCCGAAGCCATGAACCTCGTCGACTGCTACGTCACCCAGGTCATGAGCGAGCCCTACCGCAAGTTCAGCCACTGGTGGGTAGACGTCAAATACGAATCCTGGGGCAAGCCCGGGGAGCACAAGCTGATGTTCAAGACCGAGCAGGCGGCCCGCGCCGTGGCCACCGGTTACCGCTTTCTGGCCTGACCCACCCCATTCAACTCTATGACAGCCCGCCGGCATGGCGGGCGAGGATCTTCTATGGCTCATCCACAGCACAACCTGCGCGAAGCGATCATCGCCGCGCTCCCCGACATTGCCCAACAACTTCCCGCCGACTGCGAACTGTTCGTGATCGCTGTCCGGCCGGGGAAGAAGGATTTCGACTTGGTCCTGCCGTCGCCCGAGGCAAACTTGAACAACGCCTTGGACGCGCTACGCCGCCAGGGCCTGAGCATCGACGGCGACAACGCCTACAAGCGCGATTTGTGCGACTCGATTGTCGGAGCTCTGGCATTCGGCGCCAAAGATCGCTGCCCTCCGCCAGAAGGTCACTGGGCGCAGCGTTTCTGGGATATGGGCCGTGAGTCATCAGCCAATACCGCTGAACTGGTGTCAGCACTGGATCTTGTATCTGGCTGCCTGATGGATGCCTTGGCCGGACGCGATCTACCAGCAGTCAAGGTCGGTCGCGCAATCGCTACCTCGGCCGAGCTACTGGCCAAGCAATCGGCTTAACCCTCCCCACCTTCTGCCGCTATAGGGCGGCATGGAGCATCAAATGAATACCGCAAAAAATGAAGAGCCTATCGAGTACATTCGGATCGCCGAGGTGCGCAGAATCTCAGGCCTCAGTACGCCAACCATCTACCGGCTGGCGGTTGGCGGAAAGTTCCCGAGGCAGGCCAAAGTCGGCATGCAGGCCGTGGCCTGGGTCCGCGCAGAGGTCGAGCAGTGGGCCGCCGGCCGCGCTGCCGCTCGCACGCCTTAGACGCACTCCGCCTCCAGCTTATCCAGATAGTCAGCCCACTCCTGCATCATCTTTCTCCGCTGCTCGACGTATTCCGCATGGTTATACGTTTTCCGCACCTTCCCAGAACTTGCATGTGAAAGCTGCGCCTCGATCCAGTCTTCGTTGTAATCCATCTCGTTCAAGGCCGTTGAGATCGTTGCGCGGATACCGTGCCCGGTTAACCGGCCTTCATACCCCATGCGCTTTAACGCCATGTTGACCGTTCCGTTGCTGATTGGTTTGCTTGGGTCTAGGCGCCCCGGGATCAACAGCTTGTAGCGGCCGGTCAAATCATGGACGTGACGCACCTCTTCGACCGCTTGCCTCGACAGTGGCACCAGATACGGCGGCACCTTATCCCCACCCTTTGCTCTGATCACCTTCTGCAACTGCTTCACGCCCTCGGCAGGAATCGTCCACAGGGCATTGTCCAGATCGAACTGACTCCATTGCGCGTTGCGCAGCTCGCCCGTGCGAACGCCAGTCAGTAGAAGAATCCGAATGGCACTCTTCGTGTAGGCAGCCCCATCGAACTCCCGTAGCGCACCCAAAAACTCTTTTAGCTCGTCCTGGCGCAGCATCGGATTGTGTTTTTCTGGGGGTTCTTTGACCGCAACGATATCCAGGTCAGATGCTGGGTTGGTATCCATGTAGCCAGAGGCGATGGCGAAACGAAATATCTCGTTGAGCCATGATCGGCATTTGCGGGCAACGTTCAAGGCTCCGCGGGACTCGATCCGGCGCATTGCCGACAGCGCATCTGAGCGCTTCACGTCTGCCACAGGGATTTTGCCCAGGGATGGGATTAAGTCCTTGTCCAGATAGAGGCGTGATTGAGAGACACCGCCTTTTTTTGCAGCGGTCATGCGAGGGGCGCGGAAGGCGAACCATTCGTTTGCCACAACCTCAAAGGTCTTCACCGCACCGGTAATGGCTTCGCGCTTTTCTTCGCGGCGCTGGGACCGGGGATCAATGCCTTTGGCGATCAGAGCTCTCGCTTGGTCGCGGCGCTCGCGCGCTTCTTTCAGGGTGATTTCGGGGTAGGTGCCCAGGGATATGCGTGGCTGCTGTCCGTGCCATGAGAAACGGAAGTGCCATGCTTTCGAGCCTTTGGCGGCTACGAATAATGCCAGCCCTGCGGTATCGCTGAGGCTGTAGTCCTTGTCTTTGGGCTTTGCTTGCCTGACGGCCGTGTCAGTTAGGGGCAT